CCCGCGCGCGGGGCCCCCCAAGAGACAAGCTGAGTCCGACTGGCTAAACGCCCGCCATCACGACGATGGCGGGCTCATTTGAAGATGTAAGGAGTCGAGATGGCGAAGAAATTACACCGCGAAGATGCGAAGAATCTGCCCGTCGGTCAAAAGTTGGGATGCAACCTTTCGCCCGACGCCTCGGCGCTCTTGGGTGCCTTGGAATATACGCTCAGTTGCGGGTCTGGTCTGATCGTCACCCGATCAATCGTGGCGCTGATCGACACGCTCCCACGCTCGCAGAGTGATGGGATCGTCGCGATGATGCGGTTACGCGGTGCCTCATTATCGCGGCTGAAACGCTCGATTCAGGCGGTCGAAATAGCGGCTGAAACGGTGGTCGAGAGCGGGGCAGGGGAGGGGGTGTGAAAATTATTTTGAGAATATCCCATAAATAGTCTTGACTCTGTATCAGAGTGTGATATATTGATAAGTGTAAGGGAAAGAAAAGTAAGAAACACCTAACAGGAGCCAGTAAGATGATCGAAAAAACAGCCTGCATTCTGACGCTCACCGAAGTTTTTGACGCAACCGCCGCGGCTCATCCGGATGCGGTCTACCGAGTCGAGAGCCTCGAAGAACAAGCCGACGGGTCGATGGAATGGGTCAACATGGCTGACGCCAAGGTAATCATTCTGAAGGGCGAAAAGGCTCTATATGTTGACGAGATTGACGGCTACCAGCTTTTGGAAGACCTTGACACGCTTACCCACGCAACTGTCAGGCTCGTGGGACTGGAGTCAGTCGATGAGGACTGACTTTATCGTCTCGAAAGACCGCCCCGAAGTGACCCACCTCCCAACCGGCCTGATTTGGGAGTTCAAGCGGACTCCCGAAGGCTATTGGGATGGGCTGGTAGTCAACATGGATAAGTGCCCAAAATGGCCGGCCGATGAATTGGCCAGGCTGTGCAGTCAGGCTGGCGAGGCTCTTAAACAAGAATGGAAACTATGACCGACCCCGTCAAACGCGGCCCCGGTAGGCCCCGTGTCGATAAAATGCAGCGTCAACGCCGAGTGTACAAGCTGACCGAGGCGGCGGGTCTTGCCGAGCGGTTCGCTTTTAGCTTGCCGCCGGAATTGCGGGATAAGATCCGCCGCGTTGCCGCGGCTCGCGGTGTCAGGGAGGCTGAAGTGGTGCGGGGGTGGTGTGAGGATGCACCGGAGTGATGTGCTCCGGTAGTCGGTTAGTAACTCAAAATTAGTGTGGAGTTGAGGATGCCAGAATCAAAGACAAGCGGATACTGCAAGGACTGCGAAAAGAACATCACCCTTTACCGCAAGAGCGCAAACCACATTTTGCATCTGCTACTGAGCGTTTGCACTTTCGGGCTGTGGTTGCCCGTTTGGTTCCTGTTGTCCTGGCGGTTTGGTGGCTGGAGTTGCACTGCCTGTGGCGGCAGGCGTACAGGCAGCCCACGCAAACTTGCAAGGTTATGATATAATCCAGTCTCACACAACTGGCGAAGGCCAGAGCGGGAATGTTGGTTGGTATGTTCACTGGCTGACAGGACCGCAAACACGGAGACGCTCGGGCGGGGATGTCGTATTTAAGAAGTTAAGACACGCTTTTCACTAGAAGGTTTGGCGTGTTTTATTTTATTTGTGGGCATAAAAAAACCGCCCCGTTTAGGGCAGCGTGATTAAGAGTTAGCAGGTGGCACCGGGAACATAAGTCTGTGATGCCGATCCATTAGTGACAGTCCTTGTCACGTATGAAATGTACCCTGAAAAATCGTTGAAGTTAGCAACGATAATGATGTTACCTCCGAACACAGAGTCGGGGACCACGGCACCTTTCACCGCGTCCTGAACACACTTTGGCGTGTAAAAGAGTCCTTGGTCAGGCCAGACACCCTGGGTAGAACTCGACTCCATTCTTACGATAGTCAAGTCGATTCCGTAGTTGACGGCGGGCGCTAGTTTGGGTGGCCTCAAATAGATATATATCCAGTATTTAATGCCTTGGACCGCAGCCATGCCTGGTACCGTTTTCGGGTCAGCAAATAATGCTGCATCGCCACCAGGTGCCGGGAAACTGGTTGTCCCTGTGTAAAAAGCAGGGACCGGAATGGATGTCGGGTTATTGGTTGCGTGTCCTGTCGCCGTCATGAGTGCCTGCAACGGGACCGGATAACCTTGTGGACTGGTTATAATCGCAGTTCCGGCGACACATCCGGATGTCATGCAACCGAACAAGCCTGGTACGCTTCCCACTCCTGGTGAAAACGCCCCTGGGTACACGTCTCCCAAGCATGTCCCAATGGGGTTGCATAGGGGTTCTTCCTGCCCCAAAATCGTCCCGTCGGTCGTGATCGCAGAATACTCAAAGGTAATCGGCTGTGTGGAGGTCGGCACATATGGAGCACTGAAAGTATAGCTTGAAGGTTCCGTCTCAGTCAGGCTGTCCCATGTCTGGAGCGTGGTCCATGTGCCGTTGTAATCCTTCCATCTTAGTGTCGAAGATTTAATCCGATACCAAGTTGGGGCGGATGCGCCCCACGCCCGCATTCCGTCCTTTACAAGGATTGGCACAGGTTCGCAGCCGCTGGCCTTGGTGCCAATTGACAGCGAAAGCACAATGGGCGTGCCTTGTTTGCGCCTCAAAAAAAAAAGCCACTCCCCAGTTGATGGGGAGCGTTCGGCACGATAAATATAGTTGTCGGAAACGGAGAGGTTTTGATTGTTCAGCTCAATCGCGTAGTCGGTCGTCATTTTGGCTGTTCGGTTCGCCATATTCCCCCATGTCGCGTTTACGGTGGATGTGGGATTGCCAAGCCGATCGACCTCTTTCCAGCCATATCGGATCGGCGTTTTACCTACATCTTTCTCTGTGAGCCGGATATAGATAACCTCTGACTTGTGGATTTCAATCGAGTCACGCCCACCTGAACGATTCCCGACACCATCACCCGTGACAGAGATCGGACGACCCGTGGCCAAGTCGTTCAACTTGACCGCTGTGAGGCGTTCGCCTTTGCTAAATGGGCCTTCGTTTTGAGCCATTGAATTTCACCCGTTTAGGAGACGATCATTGTGATGACGGCAATGTTGCCTGTAGTTCCAGCCGCTGTGATTGTGTTTCCTGATGCAATAGCAATGCCGTTTGCAGACTCGGTAGCCCACACCATATATGAACCCGGCGGGAGTTTACAGGCCGGAAATCCGCTGATATTGCTGGTGATCGTAATTTGATCGTTTGTGGGTGAGTTGTACAGCCTTAAACCCTTGAGGGATGTGTAAGCGAAAACGCCACCGGACGTGGTCGCTGTCGAGCTGAGAGCGAATGTCGTGGAGTTGCTGGTGATAATGATATACGGATCAACAACGGCTTTCGCCATCGCAGCTCCGACCCCATCGACAAAATTATAGATGTCCCGCTGCCCGGTTTGGGCGCTATTCACAGTGCTTCCAACAGCGGTGGAACATGTGGCAGAGAACATAGAGTTGACGTTTGCTGCCGCCAATGTGGCGACTGAACCGGGTGAACCGGCTGTGACAACACCGGCTGTGACGATCGTTGAAGTAGATGGCATGTCGTGAGTCCTTATGCGCCTGCAGACCAGCGTGATGATGGAGGGATGATTGTGAGTGGCTGAATGTCTGCTCGCCAATAAACTGGCGTATTGCTAAGATCTGTGTACCGGTACAATTTGCCATCGCGTGCCATAGCAACATTCCAGCCGGATTTCTTCCATTTATATACGAGTGTCACATCGAGGATTGGCCGCCCACTGGACATCTCCCGGCGGGATGTCGAGACGCCGTCGAATAAGACAGTCTCAGGCTTACAGCCCCACATGACGCCAATATTGACCTTGCCAACCCGATCCTGAAACATGGCCGCGTTCACATACAAACAGTTATGTAAGGTGAGTGAAAGATTGAACGTCGGGGCACGAATGAAATCGCTCCCGCTAGACGGATTCGGCAAATCGACTGGCACATTCTGAGCGGTCCCGTCCGAGTCCGCGACAGCCCATTTGACAGCCCCCGATGGGATCTTGATCATCTCCGCAGCGTACTGGACCTGAAATGAACTCATCTCAATCGGGTTGGCCGGATCAAACTGAGTTGCAACCGGTTGTTCGTAGGCGACACCAGGCGGCGTGGAAACGATCGACGAAAACGTCACATCGACAAACGCCGACTCGTAATATTCGCCCGGTGCCGATCCGATGCCGCCTCGGCTGATGTGCCCCACCGGCTCGATATTGGCCGATGTGGCTCGCATGTTGGGTGACGCTGGCCACGCCCACGGCGCACCATCGAGCAAACCAAGGACGGAATTGACAAAGGTGAACGCATCCGCCCAATCGACCTTGTACCGCACATTGGCCGATAACCCCTGAAGGTTTGCCGTGATGCGTGGCGATGGGCTGGCGGCTTGTTTGTAAGGTACGGTCGGTGCTCCCATTATCCTAGCCCCTTAATTTCGTCGGTCATTCGGCGGATCTCTTCGGTTTGTTTTTCGATTGCCTTGACTGTCGGATCGTCGCCAGTTCCAGCGTTCAAGTTGCGGTTGAACACGTCCGATGATCCGACGATCTCGGTTCTGGCTCGCTGTGCTGTGAGTTGCTCAAGCCGGTCGCGAGCATCCCCGATCTTATCTTCCATATCCCCTTTCTTTTTCTTCACCTTCTCACGATCGCGGAAATCGTCGGCAAGATTTTTCATGTTCGATTCGGTATCTCGGGCGTTATTTACATTCTGTAAATTCTCCGCTAATTTCAATTCCGGAAGTCGTGCCGCCAGAGCGTTGAACGCTTCCACAACCCCATTCGATGCGTTCCCAAGCAGTTTCAATGATTCCGTTTCAGCGTCCATTGGCTTCATACCACCAGCGATCATCTGTCGCTCCACTTGGATCCGCGACAGCTCTTCCTTGCCTTTGATTGATTCTTTCATTACGACACCAGCGTCTTTATTGATTTCCGTGTCCTTGGCATTCCTGCCCCGTTCTACGAGTCCGGCACCCGCTTCCATCGCAGCCCGGTCGCGTTGCACTTTCGGATTGGTCAGCATCATATCCATCTGGTTCCGGTGGGCTTGCTCTCCGGCTACTTTGTTGGCCTCTAACTGCGCCTTCGGTGTGCGACCACCAAACAGGTCGCTGAACACCCCTTTGCCTTCGCTTGCGTTATCAGTCATCTTGCCTGATATCCGGCCAAAGAACGCACCGATGCCAGATGTGGAGTCCTTTTTCATCAAGTCGGATGTTTCGCTCGCAAGCGATTTCATGGCCGCCTCAGCCATGTTCAACGCACCGGCGTAACCGACTGCAGAAGTTGTCAACTTCTCGAATTCCGATCGAGTGTCAGTCAGTTTGACCAGCTCATCGGCGGCCTGGTTGACGGCCACACCCAGAAGGGTCATGACGGCACCGAAGGCCATCGCATCCTTTGCTGACAGGCCGAATGTGGAACCGGCAGTCTGCCCCAGTTGCTCCAGATTATTGACGATGCCGCGAAAGCCATATTGGGCGTCGTCTGCAATCCGGCCGATAGTTTGGGCGAAGCCGCCCATGCCACCGAATCCACCACCACCACCGGTAGGCATCTTGGTTGCCTGACCGATAGCCGCTTGCATCTTCTGACCAGCCTGCTGAGCCTGCACAACCGCTTGTGCAAGCCCGGCCCTGAGCTGGTCATCTGATATCCCAAGTTCAACCGAGAGATTTCCGACGCTCGTAGACATATCAATCCCCTCGATTGCGTGAAGCACCGTCCATGATCTCAAACAGTGCCGTAACAGGCATATCCATCAAGTCCCTGTAGCCAATGTGCATCTCGCTCATCATGTAGGCGATGATGCGACTCCAATCGGTTCGCTCGCGAGGTCCGCCATCGTCGGCTGACCTGCGGCGTTCTCGTCTTTTGGGTCGGTTTCATTCGCTCCAAATGCAATCAATTGCATCTCGACCACATCGGTCGTGGTGGCGTTCTTGGCGATCACCAAGATTTCATCCGGCTGTAAGTGCGGGTTGTAGTGCCGTAAAACCGCCGATAGAAATGCAATCCCGAAGTCGGCTTTCACCAAGAACTTCTGGCTGCATAACGCGGTGATTGCATCAGGTGGCCAAAAGTGAGTCTCTTGAAGTGCCTTGGAAACAAGCTGATCAGCCAGTTCCTTGCCGATCTGTTCCAACGCCTTGGAATCCTGAAGGATTTCATAGGGCGTTTTGAGTTCAGACAAATACGACTCGATTTCCAACGCCGCACCCAGGGTGAGTTTCCCCACCCTGTAAGGTGTGCCATTGAAATCGCGAGTGAGGACTGGGTTAGCGATCTTTGCAGGATTAGCCACGGATTAATTCCCGTTACCTTGGAAAGTTATTGTCACGGGAATGGCCCCGTTGACCTGCGCCTGACCGTACGAAACATCCTGCACATAGGCCGGAAACGCAGCCCCACCACCGGTCCACGAGAGCGAGCCGTTGGCCCCCATCGCCGGTAGTGTGCTGTTGGCTGATCCGACATAAGTAGTGACGGTGGCCTTTCGATCTTTGAGCGTAGGCGTAACCGACTTGTAGCCAGCATCGGCGGTTGTGGTCGTATCGGCCAATTCGACCGATTCGGTATAGCTTGCCGAGGCAGCTGCGATGGATGCACCACCAAACGTGACGGTGGTGGAATAGAACGTGGTCTTGGGCGTAGATGGCATGATTCAAGCCTTTCAGGTCAGGTAGTCCAGCGGAATTCAACAGGGACGGATGAGGACCACAAAGCACCTTGATCGGTGTAGTTTACGTCGATCTCGGCGGATTGTACTAACGACGAATCAATGCCCGTGATGGCACCACGGTCGAACGCATCGACCAGGGTTTGAGTGTTTGCAATGATTGCAGTGTCAGAAATATCGAACAGGTGAAAAGTGCCTGTCATTTGCCAATCACGGTAGGTGGTGGTCGGCTCGTTTGGCGTGATGCTCGAAAGCCTCAGAACCGCGTAAGGCGGCTTGGCGGTGCCGGGCGCCAGTTGAAACGACAACGGCAGGAGCGGGAATATCGTGGCCCATTTCGAGCGGATATTCTGGATTGTGGTATTGATATTCAAATCTGTTCGTTCGCCCCCACGCTCAAACGGGTGTACATGGTCCCACGTGGCCCATTGCCGGGCACTACGGCCATGACCTCGTACCAGATGCCGTTGTAGTTGATCCGGTCGTAAGCCTTGGCAGCAATTAAACCGTTGAAGTAGATTGCCGCCATCACGTTGTTACCTTCAGATTGGTTGACAATCGCAACAGAATCGCTCCGAAATTGCACGAATGCGGACATCGCGGCACCGGTGGCCGGATAAGTCCGGTTGATCCCTCCAAGTGTTGTGGAGACGGTTTCGATGGCTGCGAAGTAGTTGATGACGTGAGGCGTTTGCATTATTTCGCAGCCTCCACCATAGCGGTGTAGAAATTCATCATGATGGCATTTGCGCAGGTGTCGAACGCGGGTTTGAGGTATGGGCGTGCGGGAAGTCGTTTGTATCCAAGTTCCTGAGCACGTGCATACTTCAGCCCCTGACGTGGTCCAATCTTGGCGTGCAGGCTACTTTGGCTGAACTCGTAAACGATCTCGCTCAACTTGCCAGTCTGCCGGTGCGGTGGCGTGCCTGGTGCTGACGCTTCGGTCCAGCGGTGCGTCGCGTTATTCCAGTAGACACGGCTGGCACTGTATTTTGTCGGATCTTTCTTAACCTTGGTGACAGCCTTTCGGCCATTGAGTTGCCACCGAATTGTTTCTGTGTTCGCCTTGTAGAAGTTGAACTTGCCGCCGTGCCTGATCTTGCTGGCACCGGCGTCAAACCCTTTCAAACTTCGCATGGCAGCCTCGCCACGGCGAAACCGCTCGGCCACTGCGTCAGCACCTTTCAATTTGCCTGTATTATTCAGTGCCTGGATCGCCTTGTTTGCGGTCCCTGATTTACTGAGCAAATCAGACGCTGTCCGCCTGACAAGTACTGCACTCTTTTTTACCGCGGCCTTCAGCTTACTATGCAAACGTGTCGTGTAATCACCACCCTGCCAATCAAGTTTAAATGTCGCGTTGATCATCCGATCACCACCACTCGATAAGGTTGCAACAGTTGCACCGCCATCGCAGGTAAACCGCCTCCGGTGGTGGACATCTGGTAAGTCGCAGAGTAATCGCCAATTCGTTCGCTGGTCAGGATACCGGGATTTTGTCCCGCCGTTCTCAAATGCACAGCCGTTAACGCGATCGCCAATTTCACATCGGCAGTCAAATCAGCAGGCAGGAAAGTTCGAGCACAATATTGGTCGATCAATGACGATGCCGCCGACAGGTAGGCCACGGCAGCGGCGGCGGTCCAAGTGCCGATCACATCGGTATAGGTGGTTGCTTCAGATTGCGAGATGTAAGCGGCCATGATTTGCCTCGAAATGTAAATGAAACCCGGCGGGCAGGGAAGGACCCGCCGGGTTGACTACCAAACCGACAAACCAAAATCAGGAAACGGCTTCTTTGAGGCTTCCAAATGCACGGGCATCGCGAACGGCACCACCGATTCGGTACTTGTAATTCAGCCGAATCAGGTTATCACCTTGCTTCGACAGGTCATCAATGATAACCGTAAAGCCTTGGCGGACGAGCAAGTAGTACTCTTGGAAGTCGCCGACCAGAACCGAACGAGCCGCGGCCACGCCTGACGCGGGCATGTAATCGACGTAATTCACGGGAACTCCAAACATTTGATAGCTCGGAGAATTTGCAAACGTGCCTTGCTGGAAGCCTGAAAGCAGCGGGATTCCTTGGGAATCCTTCACTTTATAGAGCTTGCCGTGTGTGGCACGATTCATGACCCATGATAGGTTGGAACTGTAAGATTCCTTGAAGGAAAAGAACAGGTCAGCCAAGTTGTCGTAAATCTTGGCATTGTCTACACCGAGGCTCGCCGATGTACCTGATAGCTGGGTCCCGATTCCGGTATTAGCCAGAATCGCTTCACAGGAATCAGAAAGTGTGGTCGCCGAAAAGACTTCCTTATCAATTCGGTTCGCAAACAATTTGCTCGATTCTTGTTGCAGGTAAGCCGACATTCCGGGCGCATCTTGGAAGAAGTCAGCCGAGATGTCCTGCACCATCGTGCCGGTCTTGGCAGTGACGGTGAGCTGTGTGAATGGCCCGGTGTCGATCGCCGTAGCGGTTGGTGATTCGCCTTTTGTTGGCCGGTTGTTAGTGCCGATTGTACCTACCAAACCTCCGTCAGTATTGGCGTCGGTATTTTTCGGGAACGTGACACTCGAAACATTGGTCGAAATCACGCGGCAGAGCTGCAACGCTTTCGGTGTGACTGAGCGTTGCGTGATCATGTCGAACCGGAAGTCAGGAGCGACAGCATTGGAACCGTTCGTAGACGATGCCAGCGTCATGGCCTTGGAGAAAGGAATAAAGAACTCATTCCAGCCAAGGTTCCTGTCGCCACCTTTACCGTATCGTTCGAGCATGTCGCGATGGTTGCGACTCTTGACCCGATCGACGTTACCACGGGCCTCCAGAAGCCCTTCGAACGCCTTATTGTAATCGCGAGACGACACCGCTTCAGCATCTGACAGGTCGGCAAGGTCGCCACCGTCAATCACCTGACCACTGCGACGGTCAATTGTGGCCGCTTTGTAGGTTGGCTGTGGGCGCTGTGGCTTGGCCGAAAGGCTTTCGATCATGGCGTTGGCGTTTTCAACAGCCTTGACCAGATAGTATTCTTTGTCACAGGCTTCAAGCCGATCGTTGGCGGCTTGCAGGTCGGCAGATTTCTCGGCCCGAACATCGTCCGGAGCCGCCAGAATTTCGTCGCGCAATGCAATCACTGTGGAAGCGAGTGCGATGCGGTCCTCAGCGATGGATGCCGCTGAGCGGATTTCAGATGCAGATGCAATACTCATATCAGAACCTTTCGTTTACCGCTTGGCGGCGGTCAATATCGAGTCAGCCAATTCCGCCTGGCGAAACAGTTTCGCCAGGAGTTTGGCATCCACCACCGGGGTCGGTGTTTCATCGTCGGAGTGTGCTTTGACACTGATAATCGAGGCGTCTGAGTTGGCCGGGATCGGCACTACCGAGACTTCGATAATTTCCGACACTTCTTTGATCAGGTTCGCACCCTTTTCGGCGAGCCTGATTTGAGTTGTATTTGGCTTGTATCCGTACCGGTCCCAAAGCTCTGAGACCTGCTTTTTGCTTAATCGTTCCGGCTGTTTCGCCAGAAATGAAATCGACATCTTGCGAACCGCTTTTTCGCGGAGCAAAGTGCGGATGTCTTGACCGGCCTTTGTGGCTGAAAATGTCACATCCACTTTCAAACCAGATCGGTCTTCAGTCGCATCATTGAGCGTGCCGATTACGGCAGAGGTTTTGTTTTCGTGATCAGACAGAACTAGCCCACCCGAGTCCATAAAGTCTTGAATTGACTTCTGGAATGCACCGGGCAAAATGATATCGCCTTGTCGGTCGATATTTAAAAAGCGGGCAGCATAGCCCACAAACCCGCCTGTATCGCTTGTCTTGATGCCGGAATCAGTCGATTTAGTGATCATGTGTCAGCCTCCAATATCCGGCCTGTTTTGGTGAAAGATTTGGCGTTGCCGATTGCAACCGATAAATAACCGCCTTGATCAGCCGTTTCGTAATCCGTTTCAGATGGTCTTAAGTAGCCGTTTTCACCGGGCTTGACGGGCGGTTTCAATTCCTTTGGCATTTCATCATCGAACACCTCCAACAGACTGCACCTGCAACCGGGATGGAAAGGCGGGAACTTCAGATCCTTGTAAGTCTTGTTGTTGCCGTTCGTGCCGAATGTCCCGCCCTTGGGGATAATCGGACACAGCCGGAATATCATGTGGCACATGGGGCAGGCGTCACCTGAGACGAGCAACTCCCAACCGGCCACGAAATCAAGGCTTTCGGCGGCTTTAACCAGACCGGTGTTATAAGCCCGTGCTGATTCGGTGATTGCAATGCGCCGTGCTCGCCAGCGTGCATTGTCCTTAATCCATGTGCTGATTCGGTTGGTCAATTCACCAGCCGTTTCACCGGACTCGATGGACGCGGCGATATCCAGCCGCATGCCTTCCAGCGTCTTGAGCGTGTCGCTAGTGAACTGCTCAATGGTCTCGTTACACAGATCCAGCACAGCCTCGCGAGCGGCTTGGAGCACCTCCGGAGCACGGACTAGCCATTGGTCGGCATCCTGTTGATCCAGCGACACCAGCAGTGACCGGCCTGATTGGTCAATCCATGCCTCGATGATCGGTATGAACTTGCCAGCCATGTCAAGTGGTGCGGTGAACGGGTCGGCTTCCTTCTTACGGTCGTAAATCGCCAGCCACGGTCTTGCCACGTTGTTGCCCAGCTCCGTCAGGATCCGGCGGGCAATACGCTCCAACTCCGTGCCGCTTGGCATGGCATTGAGCCGACTTCGGGGTGTTTTTCGTTTCATTAATTTATTTCAGGTGTTCTGTCGGTTGAATCAAGCGTGGTTGCAACGACCGAATAAGCATCCCACCCCCATCCGCCCAAGTTCTTTTCACTGATCCAGCAATAGCCTTTTTGGCCCCACTTTTCGGACCACGAATTTTGCATCAGGATCGCCCATTCACCGTTCGCCAATCGTTTCATGCCCATACCGCCCGTGACG